TGGCACAAAGAAGGCGGTGAGCTGTTGCCGTCCTTCGAGCATAAGCCACAGGAGTATTTCCAGTTGTCGGTTGACCGTAAAGTGTTGCGCTTGCGCGACGGATCGGCGGATGGCGCGGATTTGTGGCCAGCGGGCTGGATACTGCACACGCATGGCTTGGCAAAAACCGGCTACTTAGGGAAAATGCCGCTGTATCGGGTGCTGGCCTGGCCTTTCTTGTACAAGATTTATGGCCTGGATGATTTTGCCGAATTCTTGGAGACTTATGGCTTGCCGATCATCAAGGGCAAATACCCGTCCGGCGCCACCGCCGACCAAAAACGCTCATTGCTCAGGGCGGTGCAGTCCTTAGGGCATGATGCCCGCGCCATTATGCCCGCCGATATGGAAATCGAGATTATCAATTCAGCAATGGGCGCAAACACGGGCTTTATGGATATGGTAGCCTGGGCGGATAAAGCCCAATCCAAGTGCATTTTAGGCGGCACGCTCACGAGCCAGGCTGATGGCAAGACTAGCACTAACGCCCTCGGCAACGTCCATCAGGACGTGCGCACCGACATCCGCAATGCCGATTGCCGCCAGATTGCCGGCACACTGACCCGTGATTTAGTGTACGTCCTATTGCTACTCAACAAAGGTGGCATCACCAGCTTGCGCCGCTGTCCGCGCCTGGTGTTTGATACCGGCGAAGCTGAAGATTTGGCATTGTATGCTGAGAGCTTGCCTAAACTGGTGGGTGTCGGCATGAGAATCCCCGCCCGTTATGCCCACGATAAGCTAAAAATTCCAGAACCTGAGGGCGATGAGGCTATTTTGTCAATTGCGGGAATGTCAGCGCCTATTGCGCCGTCGGCAGCGCCGGTGGCGGCGGCGACCGTTAAACCCACAGTGAGCCGTATTCGCGCCCCTGTTTTTACCCAACAGCAACAGGCAGTTGAGAATCTGAGTGACCAGCTGTTGGCGCAATTAGGTAGCCCGGTCAATGCTGACCTGATCCGCGCCGCCATTAATGCCGCCTCAGACCCTGATGACTTGGAGCAACGCCTGGCGGCGCTGATGTCTGGTAGTAGCCAGGACGAATTCGCCCAAGCCTTAAGTTACGGGCTGTTTGCCGCCGACATCCTAGGCTATGTCCACGGTATTGAAGGCTGATTATGCCGCCACCCCTAAGTTTTCCGCCTGACGGCCAGCTCGTCCATTTCCAAGAAGCCATCCGTGCCGCCGAGGCAAGAAATGTGGTGCTGCCGGATGCCTATTATGGGCAACTGCAAGGCTTGGCACGACAAAAAGCCTTTTCCATTGCCGGCATTGCTGCGTATGACCAGCTAAAAGCCGTGCTGGATGACTTGAACAAAGCCCAGGCTAACGGGCAGACCTTTAAGCAATGGCAGCGCAACCCATCCGTAAAGGCTTTGGAATTGCCCGTGTATCGGCTGGACAATCTTTTCCGTACCAACATCCAAGGCCAGTACATGGCGGGGCGATGGGAGCAGATTACCCGCACCCAAGATAGTCGGCCTTACCTGATGTACGACGCCATTAACGACAGCCGCACCCGCCCCGCCCATAAAGCCCTGGATGGCTTTATCCGTCCGGTCAATGACCCGGTCTGGCGGCGCATAAGCCCGCTGAACGGTTACCGCTGTCGGTGTGGGCTGATTAGCCTGACCGAAGCCCAAGCCAAAGCAAGGTCGGCGGACGGCAGGGGGCTTGACAAAGCCTACGACAGCGAAACCATGCAGCCGGACAAGGGTTGGGATTACTCGCCGCAAGACCGCTTGCTAGGCATCAATAAGGCCATTGCCGATAGGCAGGGCGGCGGCGTGTTATCATCGGCATTGGCGCAACAGATCAATCAGGATATGAAGATAACAACACTGGAAGGGTTTGCCGAGGCGCAGCAGGCAGTGGCGAATTTGGCCAAGCAAAAACCCGACTGGTTCCCGCTGGGCTTCAATGGCATCCATGCCGTCAGCAACCCGGAGTTGTTTGCCGCGTTTGACCGCGAGCGGGGTTTATTTTATATGTCCGCCGCCGATGAACTGGTGCCGGGGTTTAGCCCCGCCATTGAGCTGCAAGCGGCATTGGGGAAAATAAAGGCCGGCAAACCGCTGAGTTTTAATAACGAGTATGCATTAGAGGCGTTGTGGCATGAAATAACGCACGGAACAAAAAACATAGCGGCAACCAGGATTTTTTTAGATAGCGAGCCGCTCGAAGAAGGGGTCGTCCAGTTAACGTCACGGTACAGTTATGGCGCGTTGTTAGCGGAACTGGGCGCAGAGGCGCGTCATCAAGAAAAAATCATTGCATCAGGATGGGCTTACCAAGGGATAGCCCAGAACCTGCATTATTTGGCGCAGGTGTCTGGGATAGCGCAGGATGAATGGCTGGGGCTGGTGACGACAAATGACTGGAAAAGCAATCTGAAAGACCGGATAGCCAAAGGCTTGGCCGTTTCTACAGATAAGGCGGGGCAATTGCTAAACTTGGCAGGGCAAAAAAGCCCGGAGGCTTTTAAGGCTAAAATAACCGTCCAGGTCAGGAATGCACGGAACAACAAGGACGCGCCTTAAACTGGAATTTAAAGCTATTGTCTTCGATTTTTTCCATAAAATAAGCCGCCTTGTCAGTGTCGCCCCTTAAGCGGTATAGCCGGAACAGGTCAGCATAGGCGCTGTCATGGTCAAGTCCGTAAAAATACTCTTCTTGGGTTTCAGGATAACCGTCAGTTAATGCCTGGATTTCCGCATCCGTGACACCGTGGTCAAAAATGGTTTCAAACGGTTCGGGTTTTAGGATTGCGCTCATATCATGCCCCTCGTGGGTTTTCCGTCATCATACCAGCTTAGCTAAAAAACACCATGACCTCAGTCACCATCGACATCAACGGCCCGGAAATCATTAATGCATTAGGGCAATTGGCTTATTCCGCCAACCACTTGGAACCCGCCCTGGATGAAATAGGAGCGGCTATCGCCGCCAGTATCATGCTGAATTTTGCCGAACAGCACGATCCTGACGGCAATGCCTGGGAGCCGTTAAGCGAGGCGACGCTAGCCAATCGGCGGGGCGGAGAGGGGCAAATTTTACGCGACACCGGACGGCTTAACAGAAGCATCACCCATAACGTTTCCGGTCAATCCGTAGAAATTGGCAGCGATATTGTCTATGCCAACATGATGCAATTCGGCGGTAAAAAAGCCGACTTTCCTTGGCTCTGGGGCGACATCCCAGAGCGTCCTTTTGTCGGTGTTTCAGAGTCTGATAAGGCTGAAATTTTGGCTATTTTAAGCAACCATCTTGAGCGCTCAATCCGCTAATTTTCTTTAAAAATAACCGCAAGCGTTGCCAAACGCCATTTTCATGCGCTCAAAGCCACGCAAAAAATAGCACCTATGATATTGGTTTATAACCAAACACGCGAAAACAAAAAAGCAATACAGAGAGTAGGGGTAAGGCACAAAATGCCATGTACCGCAAATGCTTAACGATTTAAGTGTTTTTTAAAAGTCAAATTATATTTAAAAAAACCACTCGCCCGCTCCATTGATAATAAGCCAGAAACACTGGTTTTCTTGGCTTAAAAACACCCCTTAAAACCACGCTCCATTGCGTTGGCAATACCCGTATTACTTACCCGTCAAACCTAAAATCACTACACTGGACGCACATTAAAAAAACCTGTCGCGCCCGATGCCAGAACCAAAATCACCCGTTAAGCACCACCTGGCCATTGGCGCTTGCATCGTCAATTTGCCCAAAAACATTGCCGACGAAGTACAGATTTTTCCGTGTGGGGAGTTCAGCACGCCCCTAGGATCAATGCTGGGGAACGGGCCGTGGCGACTGAACACGGCGGCGGCAAAACAGCTGATTGCCGCCGTGGCGGTGCGCAAAAATGACATCTTGGTGGACTACGAACACCAAAGCCTCTCCGCCAGCCAATCTGGGCATAAAGCCCCCGCCGCCGCCTGGTTAAAAACGGACTCGCTGGTTTGGCGCGACGGTGAAGGTCTGTTTGCCATTAAGCCGGACTGGAAAGCGGCGGCGGCAACACTCATTAATGCCGACGAGTACCGCTATCTCAGCCCTGTTTTTATTTACAACGAAACTACGGGGGAGCCTGAAAATATTATCAGCGTCGCCCTAACCAATACCCCCGCCATTGATAATATGCTGCCCGTGTCTTTGGCGGCGGCGATGGCGGGTTTTGCTAACTCACTGGAACCTACTATGAATGAAGATCTGATGGAGCGTTTGCGGTACTTGCTGAATTTGCCGCTGACGACCACACCGGAAGAAATGCTGGCGGAATTGGACAAGCTTAAAGCCATGCTGGCAGGGGAAGGCCAAGCGATTGCCGCCGCAAGCCTGCCAGAACTCATTACTTTGCAGCAAGGAAAAATCGCCACCCTGTCAGTTGCCGAGCCTGACCCTGCTAAATATGTGCCGATTGCGGCGCTACTGGCAGTGCAACAACAAGCGGGTGGTGATGCTCAAATTGAGCAAAATAAAAAAATTGCCGCACTAATTGCCGCCAATCCCGCTGTTATTACCCCTCCATTAGTGGCGTGGGCAACTCGCCTAGGTCAACAAGGCTTGGCTGAACTGGAAGACTATATTGCCAAAGCCAACCCGATTGCTGCGCTGACGATGCGTCAAACCGACAACCTTCCAGATCCGGGTCAATCCCAGGCGAAACTGGCGCAAGAGGAAAAAGACGTTTGCCAGCGCTTAGGATTGACCGAAGCTGATTATCTCGCAACCAAGACAGGCTAACCATGACCGCACTGACAAAAGACCGCAACACCAAGCAACGCGACGGCGACCTGATTGCCGTTCCAGCGGTGACCAACAAAAAGTTTTATGCAGGGGCGATTGCCTGCATAAACGCCAGCGGCTGGGCAACCCCCGGCGCGACCGCCACCACCTTAAAAGCCGTTGGGTGTGTTGAGGCGTACCTGGACACCACCGGCCTAAGCAGCGGCGCCGTCAGCGTCCTAGTCCGGCGCGGTGTGTTTAAGCTTGAAAATGCCAGTGACATTGTGCAGGCGGACACCTTTGGCACGGCTTATATTGTCGATGACCAAACCGTGGCGGGCGACGATGGCACCGGCACGCGCTCGGTGGCCGGCAAAATCATTGCCCTCGACGATGACGGTGTTTGGGTCGAATTTACTTAACCAAGGACACGACATGATTATCAACACTGCAAACCTGCGCACGCTCCAGACGGGTTTTAACACCGCATTTAACCAGGCGTTTGCCGAGGCATCAAGCCAGTATCAGCAAATCGCCATGGTCGCCCCATCGACCACCGCCAAAGAAACCTACGGCTGGCTGGGGCAATCAACCGGATTTAGCGAATGGTTGGGCGACCGTCAAATCCAGAACCTGCAAGCGCACGACTACACCATCAAGAACAAGGATTTTGAAAACACCGTCAAAATCCCACGCAATGACATCGAAGATGACAGCTATGGTGTCTACACGCCCGTCATTGCCCAGCTCGGTCAAGACGCAAAAGTGCACCCGGACGAGCTGTGTTTTGGGCTACTGAAAGCGGGCTTTGCCACGGCTTGCTATGACGGCCAGTATTTTTTTGATACCGACCATCCGGTCAAAGGCCAAAGTGTGTCCAATAGTGGCGGCGGCTCCGGAACAGCCTGGTATCTTCTCGATACGTCGCGCATTGTCAAGCCCATCATTTACCAACCGCGTAAGCCTTACAAATTTGTCGCATTGACAAAAGACGATGACGAAAACGTCTTCATGCGCAAAGAATTCATTTACGGTGCGGACGGGCGCGGCAATGTCGGTTATGGCTTATGGCAAATGGCTTACGCCAGCAAGCAGACCTTGGATATTGATAGCTATGCGGCAGCACGGGCGGCGATGATGTCGTTTACCGGCGACAGCGGCAAGCCACTCAATGTCAAACCAACCTTGCTGGTCGTGCCGCCTGCGTTAGAAAAAGCCGCATTGCAAATCCTTAACGCGGAAATGGTCGGCAATAATACCAACGTCTACCGTGGTACGGCATCACTGCTGGTCACGCCTTGGATTGTTTAGCCTTTAGTTTCATTTAACAGGAGCCATTTATGACAACCCAAGAAGAATTGGAAGCACAGGCCAAGGCTGATGCGGAAGCCAAAACCAAAGCCAATACCAAAACCAAGGCCATCACCGTTATTGCTAAACAGGATGGTTTCCGCCGTGCCGGGCGCGAATGGCATGGTACAACCGAAATCGACCCAGAAAGCCTAGACGAAGGCCAGCTTGAGCAATTAAAAGCCGAACCCCTGTTGACTGTTATCGGATAGACGGCCATGTATTGCACCAAGCAAGACATGATTGACCGCTTCGGCGAGGCGGAATTGGCGCAACGCACCGACCGTATCAATGGCGCGGTGATTGATGACGCGGTGCTAACCCTAAAGATGGCTGATGCCGCCGATGAGATCGACAGCTACCTGACCCAGTACGCGCTACCGTTGCCGTCTGTACCCAATGGGCTGGTCGCCCGCTCGTGTGATATTGCCCGTTACAACTTATATCAAAACCTTGATCTTGAGGAAACCAGTATGGTCAGGAGTCGTTACAACGCCGCCATTGCTTGGTTAAAGCTGGTGGCCAAGGGTGGTGTCCAGCTGGGCGTGGACGACAATGGCAGCACAACTGACGCACAAACCGTGGTGGTGATTGAGTCGCCGCCCCGCTTATTTGGCAGGTCACAGCGATGAGCGGCAATCCGGTAGAAGCTTACGAGTTAGTAGTGGCGCAGCTCAAAGACCAGCTAAGCCTGCCAGATAATGCCATCCGTTGCGCCGTGTCCGAAGAGTGGGCGCTTAAAAACGCCCTAGCCGGGTCGGTCAATGTTATTTTTTTTGAAGAACAGCCGCTCGTCAAATCCACGCCCTTGCGTCATGGTAGCGAGCAAATGGTCGAGTTGTCGTTTTTGATTATCACCACCACGCGCAATGTTGCCGATGCCGGAGTCACGGCACTGAAGGAAGCAGTAGCGCTACGCGGCAGTGTGTTCACCGCCTTGGCCGGACACTTATTATCACCGGATTATACTCATCTAAAACAACTGCCGTCCGGTCGACGGTACACGGTGCGCGGTGAATATGTGCATTACCCACAGATGCTTGCCTGTCACTGCACCATTAAATAACTGAGAGAGCCCATGCGTTTATATAAACCCAATATTACTAGCATCAACATCGATGGCGAGGATTACCCAGCCGATAGCCAAGGCGTTATTGATCTGCCTGACCATTTGGTGACTTCTGGCTTGTTTTCGGCTGGCTGGGTCGATGCCCGTGGCCATCTTGCGCAACTG